GACAACCGAAGCCAAAATAACACTGCCTAAAAAAATGAAGTGGGACGGCTCGGCTGACATTCCTGTGCGCCGTGGCGACTCCGTGCGCATATCTCTGGGCTACGACGATAATTTACAGCTTGCATTTGTCGGCTATGTCCGTGACGTGGGCTTCAAAACGCCCATTGTCATAACGTGCGAGGACGATATGTTCAAACTCAAACAAATGCCGGCTGCTAAAAAGGCTTACCGCTCCGTAACTCTTGAAACATTGCTCAAGGATCAGGGCATTACTTACCGGCTCAACATCATGGGGGAGCAGTCGCTCGGTGCCTATCGCGTCACTGCCGACCCCGTGGCCTCTCTGCTCGGCAAACTGTCAGAACAGGGCGTGCGCTCATTTTTCCGCTATGAAAACGGCGAGCCGGTGCTTTACTGCGGTGTGCTCTTTGAACGCGACTCCACCCCCTCGCAAGTGTTCAAAACCGGGCTTAACATCATTTCAGACCAAAGCCTCCAGCAGCAAAAGGCTGAAAATATGCGCCTGCGCGTTAAGGCGGTCAGCCTTATGCCGGATAATAAAAAAGCCGACGGCGAACACCGCACGCTCCACACCTACAACAAAACCGAAAGCGAGTTAAAGGCGTGGGCCGAACAGGAAATTAAACGCCTTAAACGCGACGGCCTCACCGGCTCTTTTACGACTTTCGGGGCTTCGCTTGTTGACTGCCTCGACGCTATCGGGCTAATTATCGACGGCAAAAAAGCCGGAGTCTATCAGGTCAAAAAGAATGTAATTAAATACGGCACGTCCGGCTACCGTCAGGAAATAACGCTCGGGCTGCGTGTCGGCGACTAAATAAACAGTTATGGCAGATTTACGAAATATCATCAGAGAACTGGCAAAGCCCGACGGCGAGACTGTCGCGCTGGTCTGCACCGTGGACGCGGTGGACGAAAAAGCCCGCACTATCGACTGCACCCCGCTTAATGAGGGCGCCCCCTTGCTCGGTGTCAATCTCCAAGCAAATCAGGGCGCGGATTACGGCTTTTGGCTTTATCCGGAAGTTGGCAGTTTTGTTATTGTCGGCTTCGTGGCAGACGGTGCCGCCGGGGTGGTTCTGAGCACTGAGAAAATCAAACAGGCCGAAGTCGTCATCGGTGACAACTCCGCCGTCATGGACGCCGACGGCTGCCGTATTAAAACAGCCAATATGTCCGCCGACATCAACCCCGACGATATAATTTTCAACGGCGGCAAGCTCAACGGCCTTGTTAAAATCGACGACCTAACAAAGCGGCTTAACATAATCGAAAAGGACATTAACCAACTTAAAGCCCTTTTCTCTGCCGGTGTTTGCGCACCTCAGGACGGTGGCAAGGCTTTTATTAGTTCCTGTTCCTCTTGGGCCGGTGCGACCCTTACCGAAACAGTCCGCAGTGATTACGAAAACGATAAAATAAAACAATAATGTTTCACCGCAATGGCTAATATTTTAGACAATATCCGCAACTATCTCCGCCGCCCCACACAAACCCAGCTCCAGACGCTGGCGCGCGCCGTAGCCTCCAAAAAGGGGGTGCAGATTTCGGCTATGCTCCAGCAGCAGTCCGATTCCCTGACAAAAAAGGACATTGCCGACTGGCGAGCCGCTAACCAAATGGCTATCGACTACGAAAACCCCAACCGCTGCCGGCTTTATGATATTTACGCCGATTGCGTCCTCGACGCCCACCTCTCCGGCTGTATCGCCCAGCGCAAGGGTAAGGTATTGCAGAAAGATTTCCGCCTCGTGGATTCCAACGGCAAGGAAAACACCGCCGCCACCGAACTGCTGCAAAGTGAGTGGTTCGCCGACTTTCTATCCCTATGTCTAGACTCCATTTATTGGGGGCCAACCCTCATACAGTTGGGCGACATCATACGCAACAACGGCCCTCTCCGTTTTGACGGGGTGGAGCTTGTGCCACGTAAGCATGTTATCCCTGAATATGGGGTCATCGTGCGTTCGCCCGGTGACGACTGGCACGGGGGTATATCATATCGGGAAGGCGACTTTGCCAACTGGTGTGTGGAAGTTGGCAAGCCCCGAGACCTCGGCCTGCTTTTGAAGTGTGCCCCCTCTTGTATCAGCAAAAAGAATATGCTTGCCTACTGGGACGTGTTCGGCGAGATCTTCGGTATGCCTATGCGCATAGCCCGCGTTAATTCTCTCGACGACACTGAACGCGCAAAGGTTGAGGCTGCTCTCCGCGACATGGGCGCGGCCCAGTACATCGTGACAAGCGACGGCACGGAGATAGAGATCAAGGAAAGCAGCCGCGGCGACGCTTACAATGTCTATGACAAGCGCGTGGACCGCTGCAACTCTGAACTGTCTAAGGTCGTGTTAAACCAGACTATGACCATTGATTCCGGGTCCTCGCTCTCTCAGTCTGAAGTACACCTCGAAATTTTTGAGCGTACCACCGAAAGCGACGCCATTATGTGCGCCCACATAATCAACGGTCGACTTCTCCCGCTTATGGTTCTGCACGGCTTCCCAGTCAAGGGGCTGCGCTTTCAATGGAACAACGCGACCTCTTACACCCCTGCCGAACAGCGCGAAATTGAACGCCTTTTGCTGGAGTATTACAACATCCCCGCCGACTACTTTACAGAAAAATACGGCGTGACTATTGACTCACCGCGCGAAGCCAAAACACAGCCCGACCGTTTTTTCGACTGAGCCGCACCCGGTCGCTTCTGGGAGTGGCCGGGCTGCGGCGCTCATATCTCGCGTTTAACGCCGCTTTGGGCGATTTGTATAGTGACGACCTCCTGCGACTCGCAGACACGCCAGACAAGCCCGATTTTGACGACACGGCCTTTTTTGACGCTGCCGGCATGGTCTATAATGCCGGGGGCTTCGACGCGTCGCAACTTTCCACCCCCGAAGCGCGCCGCCTCATCGCAGAGACTCTCAAGCAGATTAACCGCGCCATTTCCTCCGGCGTCTCTTATGAGGTGCCGGAAACGGTGCGCCATGCCCTTGAAAACAACGCTTTTATTTTCTCCGGATTCAAGGCTTACCACACGCTCCGCGAGGTGGGCTTGTCGCTCACTACCGACACCGGCGAAATAAAGCCCTTTGAGCAGTTCCGCCGCGACGTGGAAAAGGTCAACAACCAATATAACCACAATTACCTTTATGCGGAATATAACCACGCGGTCGGGGCTTCCCTTATGGCTGAACGCTGGCAGAAGATTGAAGCCGACGGCGACAAATACGACCTGCAATACCGCACGGCCATGGACGACCGTGTGCGTGAGGATCACGCCATTCTGCATAACACGACGCTGCCCCCCTCTGACCCGTTCTGGGAAATGTATCTGCCGCCCAATGGCTGGAATTGCCGCTGTACGGCGGTACAAGTCCGCAAGGGGAAATATCCCCAGAGCGACCCAGCGCTCGCCATGCTACGCGGCAACAACTGCACCGAAGCGGCCAAACAGCAGATTTTCCGCTTCAATCCCGGCAAAACTTTAGAACTGTTTCCAGCCAAGCACCCATATTTCAAAGGGCCGAAGCCGCAGCAGGTAAAGCAGGCCATTGAGGGCTACACACCTGCGGAGTGGACCCCTAAAACAGTGGCCGAAGCTGAGCAATTTTTCCGCGACAAACTCGGCGTTAACTGCTCCCTAAAAGGCTTTACTAAAACCAATATGGCACAAATTGAGTCTATTTTCCGAAGCGTGGAGCGCCATTTTCAATGTTGGCCGGAACTAAAAAAAGAAACGTTGTTTGTCGGTACCATTCGCGGTCGTACTGAGTTAATGACCTCCGCGCTGTTTGAGGAATACAAACGACTATACCCGGGACAACGTGAAAGCCTCCTGCTGGATATGGATAAAAAATACGCCCGCAAAGCCTGTGCAAGTCCCGGTTGTTATGCCTATTCTCACGGATATGGCAAGCAGTATGGTTTAAGCGGTATTTGTTTTAACACCTCATGGGCTGGCGAAAAAATAGATAAGTCACTCGCCAGCGATGTTAAAAGCAAGTGGCACCCGCCCGGCTGCGGTACTCTTAAAGCGGTTTTTGACCATGAGCTGGGCCATGAGATTGACCGCCTGCTGGGCCTCCGCTCAAATGCAGACTTTCTCAAGCTGTTCAATCAGGAACACAGCAAGGGCAAAGCGCACATTACCGAGGTACTCTCAACCTATGGCAATAAAAATGCCGCTGAGTTCATCGCTGAGGCGTGGTCCGAATATCTTAACAACGAAAAACCGCGGCCAATAGCGGTCGCGGTGGGTAATATCATTAAAAAACTATATGAAGAAAAACATCAATCTTCATCAAGCAAATAAACGCGCATTTTCTCGCGCTCCCCCTTGGGTTCAAATACAAAATTGCCCTTTTGTCCGGGCAATACATGGTCGTGACTCTCTGCCCCGTCCTCTATGATTTCAGACGGGATAAAGTCAAAAGCGGCACAGGTAAGCCCACGCCGAAAATGCTTGCAGTCCTCACACATGTAAGGTTGCGTTATTTCCTTATCGATAATATGTCCCATTGTAGCCGCAAATTTAATAATTTATTCTGGTATAACAACACTTAAACACCAATTAAATGCTCGACCCCAAGCAATTAAAGGCCGATATTCTCGAAGATATGCGCGTGGAGCTCTCCGACGAGTTCGACCGCAACTTTGAACGTAAGGGCTTTTTCTCCGACAAGTGGAAGCCTCGCGCTCACGATTACGCGCGTGGCTCGCTCCTCATGCAGTCCGGGGCAATGCGTCGCTCCACACAGGGCGAAGTGTCCGGCGACGGCGTGCGCTTCACCTCCTCGGAGCCTTACACAGCCCTACACAATGAGGGCGGAACAATTACCGTTACCGGCAAAATGAAACGCTTCTTTTGGGCGAAGTTCAAGGAAACAGGCGAGGTCGGGTGGAAATATATGGCCCTTATGAAAGTGGGGCAGGTTATCAAAATCCCGCAACGCCAATTTATCGGCGACGGCCCGGAAACGCAAAAATTGATCCGCGACGTTATCCAGAGCAACCTCGACAAATTCAATTTACAACTAACTGAATTTTTAAGACAATGAGAAAAGCAATTTTTTACGCTGTGGCCGAAGCCGTGGCCGCTGTTCCGGGCGTGGAGTTCGTGGACCTATGGAACGACGACGGCTCGCACTTTTCCGGCGGAGCTGTCTATCCGCTCCCGGCGGTGTTCGTGGAGTTTGAAGCTGTGGAGTGGAAGCAGCAGGGAATGGGCGCCCGCCGTGGCTCGCTCGCCCTCCGGCTTCATGTTCTCACCCGCGCAGTGCTGACACACGGCCACACCGACCCCCACATTCCTGAAGCCTTTGAGGTGTTCGACCTGCTCGACCGTATCAACGCCGCAATGCAAGGTCTGCGCGGCCCCCATTTCTCCGGCTTCATGCTCACGACCTCCGCGACAAACCACGCACACGCCGAAATATGGGAAAACGTGGAGCGTTACATCTGCGGAGTGCAGGACATCACCGCAATGCGGCCGCCCTCGCGCGTTCTCGGCCTCTCTGCGGCCATTAAACAGACTGACTAATACAACAACACCCCCGGCGGCTCTTGCGTCCGTCAGGGGTGTTTATTTTCACCAATCATCAAACAGGGAGGGGGCGGTGTCGCGGTTTCGTTCC